AACGAGTTTAATTCAGACCCGACATGCTTCTTTTATTCAACCAACGCCCGTCAAATCCGATATAGGCCCATATATCTTAAATGACTATTTTCAAAGAACTATAGAACAAATATAATACAAAGATTTCTATTTGACAATATATTTATAAATATATGAAAAAAAGACTTCTTATAGAAAACGATATAGATGAACTAGAAGATTTTAGAAAAATTCTACTTTTAAATAAAAAAAAGTTAGATTATAATGATGTTGTTTTTTACAATTCTGAAGGTAAAGATTTTAGAGATATTATTGAAGTAACCGCGAATGGTTTATTGTTCCATTTTGATGATTTAGAAGAGTTTTTAAAGTTTTTCTTTCCTGAAACATACCAAGGAGGTTCTGATGGTGAATGGGATGCAGGTAACTACGATAGAATGTATTATGGTAATTGGGACTTTTATAGTGAGTGTCAAGATAGGGCGTACGACGATTGGAGTGAGGGATATACCTTAGGTTATTTTTGTGACTCTGCAACAATGAAACTAAAACAACTTGCCGAGTTTTTAGACCCATCTACAAGTGAAGATTTCAGATTACGCCCTAACAGTCGTACATATTATTATTATGGTGGAGGTCATCTAGCAACAATACTTGATAAGTTTTTTCCTAGACTCGGTGATGAAATTGACGAGATAGTTTGTAGAGGAAAAGATCGTGCAACCTCACAAGGTGCATCAGACGCGATGAAAGACACCTATTGTGATAGTTTGAAAAAATTTGGTATTGAAAATTGGGGCGGAAGAGCGGGATGTTTTAGAACCTACTTTATAAGTTGGGGAAGCCTCGTTCAAATGTATATCGATACAAGTGACTTTGAAGAACCTTTGTTAGACACAATGTTCAGAACAATTGAAAGGGGTTTTGATAATCACCCACCTGAGTATTATGAGATTGAACATCATGTTTGGGATAATAAAATTTTTGAAAGTGAAACTTGCGAAAAATTGGAAGACTTAATGGATGAGTATATTGAAAAGGCTCTTGAGGAGATTGATTCAGAATATATTAAGGTAATGAAAAAAATTGGAAGTCTTGGGTTATTCAATTTCAAAGAATTACCCGATAAAAAACATTACCTCAGAGTTGAAAAGGTGGATCCTGAAACTCTTAAAGTGACATACAGGGTTTCAACCAAAAGACAGGGTTGGGATGCAAAACTGGGTATATCTGATGTTGATAGTGTAATTGCAATGGCAACTCAGCCAGGTTTATTTAACCCGACTGAGTTTAGAATTGATAAGTTTTAATCTAAAGAATAACGGTTTTTTAAAATCTCATATAATTTATACCCGTCCTCATCGTCAATAAAGAAATTATTGTCATCATAAAAATCAGTAATTATAATACCATCTTTATCCTCAACAACATCAATTGATGTCAACTGATGAACTTTTTCATAAAATACATCTTTGTTTTCATATTCGAAATCAAATAGTGTTGAATTATATTTTATAGGTTCATTTTTAAATTCGTATTTTTTTAGACCTAAAGAACTAACCATATTCAATCCTGCTTGAATCGCTCTCTCAACGTCATCAATACAAACAAACTCATTTGCACTATGCATGTTGTAGTATCCACAAGACATGTTTATACAAGAAACGTCTGATTTTTTCTTTAGTTGCATCACATCTGTATATGGGTGAGAACCTAATGTCATTTCACAACCAAAAGCATCTTTAATGGCAGTGCAAGCCAAAGAACCAAATTCACTGTCTTTTTCGAATAAACGAACACCCGAGCATATCTCGGTAATTAAATGATCACCCGGTGCGTCATACTGACAGATGTAACCCACATCTTTTAAGAAAGACTCGTCGCACTTTGAAGATCCGTGACATCCAGTTTCTTCTGAGACAAATAACCCAATTTTAACTTTATCAAGTTTTTCTAAAAGATTCAAACAAATGAATATCCCACATTTGTCATCTCCACCAATACCTGTTGGATTATGGTTGTTGTCATAAGCTTTTAATGCCTTTACTGGAACCGACTCGAAAATTTTTCCAAAAGTAACAGGACGATAAACTTCTACTTCTTTTACATTTATTTTCGGAACTATATTGTGAACGGTATCTGTGTGTGCAACAAACATTGGGTAAAACTCACCAACATTCAATTCCCCCTTTGTAACATAGATATTATTGTGTTCGTCACAAGTAACTTTTGCTCCACTCATATTACCAATTATGGTAGTCAAATACTCGACCATCGTATCCTCATCATAAGTTTTGGAGGGTACAGAAAGTAACTCTTTGAATTTTTCTAAATCTATCATAGTACAAAAATACCTAAAAAAATGGTAATAAAAAAATTACTTATCAACTTTCTTTCTATTTTTTTTCTTGGTCTCGATTTGGACTTTTTCATTTTCTACAATCAAATTGTAAGTTTTACCTTCCTCTAACTCATCAATCAATACTTTTTCTGAAATGAAATCCTCAATGTTTTCTTGTATTGCCCTTTTTATTGGTCTTGCACCATATGTTTCGTCAAAACCTACTTTGGATATAAACTCAACTAAAGAATCTGAATATGTAAAAATATAATTTTTTTCTTTGACACGTTTTAATAAAATATCTAATTCTAATTTTGTAATTAAATCGATGTTTTCTTTATGGAGCGAGTTGAATATTACAACATCATCAATTCTGTTCAAAAATTCTGGTGCAAAAAACTTACTCAATTCTTTCTTTAAAACATCTCGTTTTTGTTCTTCTGCTACCGCAGAACTTGCATTACTTTTGAACCCAACTCCAGTACCGAAGTCTTGTAATTTTCTAACACCAATATTTGATGTCATAATGATTAAACAGTTCTTGAAGTTTATTTTTCGACCTAAAGAATCTGTCAAATGCCCATCATCCAACATTTGAAGAAGGGTAGAAAAAATGTCTTTATGAGCCTTTTCGATCTCATCAAACAAAATAACAGAGTATGGTTTATTTTTTACTTGTTCGGTTAATTGACCACCCTCATCGTGACCAACATATCCTGGAGGTGAACCAATCAATCTTGAGATTGTGTGTTTTTCTTGGTACTCACTCATATCTACTCTGATTAAGCTATCTTCACTACCAAAAATTTCTTTTGCTAATTGTTTTGCTAAAAAAGTTTTACCAACACCAGTAGAACCAAGAAAAATAAAAGAACCAATCGGTCTATTCGGATCCTTTATCCCAATTCTATTTCTTCTTATAGATTTAGAAATTTTTTCAACAGCATCTTTTTGTCCAATAACTTTAGAGTTTAGGTTGCCTGCTAAATTTATTAGTGATTTTTTCTCGTCAACATTTATTTTAGACACTGGTATTTTTGTCATGTTTGATACAACTTCGTAAACCAAATCTTCAGGGATGGGTCTTTTACTACTTGTTAAAAATTGTTCAAATTTCTTTTTTTCTTCTTCTAATTTTGCCAAAACCGCTCTTTCCTTATCCCTTAATTCCGCCGCCTGTTCATAGTTTTGTTTTTTGATAACTTCAATTTTTTGACGTTTGATTTCTGAAATTTCAGATTTTAGGTCTTCGATTACTTGTGGTAATTTAATGTCAATTTGCATTCTTGATCCTACTTCATCTAAAATGTCAAAGGCTTTATCAGGGAATTCACGATCTGTAACATATCGATCTGCCAATTCAACAAACAATTTTAATGTATTGTCGTCGTAAGTTACCTTGTGATGTTCTTCATACTTCAATTTACTTTGTTTGAGTATTTCCAAAGTCTCATCTTTTGTAGAAGGGTCAACAATTATTTTCTGAAATCTTCTTTCGAGAGCTCCGTCTTTTTCGAAACTTTTTCTGTATTCGTCTAATGTCGTCGCGCCTATACATTGAATTTCACCTCGAGACAGTGCCGGTTTAAATATATTAGACGCATCTAATGAACCTGAGCTATTTCCTGCTCCAACCATTGTGTGAATTTCGTCTATGAATATTATTATATTTGGATTTCCTTGGATTTCCTCTATTATAACCTTCATCCTTTCTTCAAATTGACCTCTGTATTTTGTACCTGCGACTAAAGCATTGATATCTAAATTCAATATTCTTTTATCCATAAGGTTTTTTGGGCATTCACCATCGTGAATCATCATGGCAAGACCCTCAACAATTGCTGTTTTTCCACAACCTGGTTCACCAATTATAATTGGGTTATTTTTCTTACGACGAGAAAGTATTTGGGCAATTCTAATTATTTCTTTTTTTCTTCCTACAACAGGATCCAATTTTCCTTGTTCAGCAAGTTTATTTAAATCTTTACTGAAATTGTCTAAAACAGGAGTTCCTGATTCACTTTTCTTTTTGTTCTTATCACTATCATCTACGAAATCTAACATATCTATTATTTTTTTTAAAACTAACAATAAATTTACCAAAAGTCCATTGTTACAATCAATTCAAAATCTCTATATTTATTGATATGAAAGTTTGGAAACTATTTGTTAACGATTTACAACTTACCGAAGAATTAGAACAGGTTTATTTTGAAATCAGAAAAATCTTTCAAAGAGAAGGTTGGACGCAAAAAGATATCGAAAGACCACCATATTATCCAAATGACTTGATGTTTTTACATTCAAAATTCCAACAATTGGTTCGAGAAACAGACCGAACAATAAGAGATTATGGTTTTGATGTTGACGCACAAGAAGTTAGCAATTATATTATAAAAAAACTTAGTCACATAGATGACATAACCCCATTAAAAAAATCAAATGGCTATAACGAGCGAAATAATAAGTGGTACGACGATATTGAATGAGGTACAGTCGTCAAATATTGTTAGAACACAGTACGATACATTAACAAAAAAAATGATTGCCGAGTTTAAAAATGGAGTAAAATATGAGTATGACGACGTACCACATCAAAAGTATACTCAATTCAGAATGGCACAATCACAAGGTAATTTCTTTAATACCAACATTTCAAAAGCTCATAAATACACGAAACTATAATTGGTAGGTATTTATTAGTATGGATAATACCAATATCATTAAAAGTTTTAAATCTCAGGACGAACTCAATTTAAAAATTTGGCAAAAAGATGGTAAGTCATATATGATGAGACCTGACATTAGAGAAAGACTTTTGGAAGTTGCCAACCTTTTTATCGATTCATTAGGGGTTGATTTAATAATCACTGATATTATTATGATTGGTTCTTTAGTTAATTACAACTGGTCAAAATATTCTGATATTGATTTACACGTAGTTGTTAATTTCGATCAGTTTTCTGAAAACTCAAAAGATTTATATCTCGAATTCTTTGATCTAAAAAAAGTAGTTTTTAATCAAAAACATAATATTACAATGTTTGGTTATGATGTTGAGTGTTTTGTACAGAAGGAAGATGAAACAACTTTTAGTAGTGGTATCTATTCTATTCTTTATGATATGTGGATGAATGAACCAAAAAAACTTGGTGTTGATAATATTGATAAGAAATTATTAAAAGACAAAGCGTCACAATGGATGAGAATAATTGATGGTGTTGTTGACAACATAGAAGATGAAAATCCTAACGAAATTAAATCTTTGGTAAAAAAATATAAAGAAAAACTTAAGAAGTTTAGAAACTGTGGTTTAGAAAAAGATGGCGAAATGTCTTTAGAAAATTTAGTTTTTAAATTACTAAGAAGAAACGGGTACATCGAAAAACTATACGATGTTCCAAATAAAGTCATAGACAAAAAACTCTCTATGAAACAATAAATCAATAGAAACAAAAATAATTGTATTTATCGATATATTTATTAATAAAAAATAATTTCTGTTAAAATAAAAAAACATGGGAGGAATAAAACCTATTGGAAGTGAAAGACTCGAAGGGATGAATAAACTTAGACGAATTATGGAAATTGCTCGTTTTAAAGAAAATATCCCACAACAAATAAATGAAACTAAATCCACAGAATATAGTATCCACTTGGCTGACGGTAATGTTTATCGTATCGAAAAAGAAAGACAAGGTTATATAATCAAATTGGCGATTAATGAATCGGAGTCAGAATACATCGAGCCTATGAAGGCAAGAAGATATTATAACGCATACTCACAAGCTCTAAAAAGATTAAATCTAATCACAAAAGAAATTAATGCACTTCATGAAAATGAAGAAGGAACCGCACTAATTGGTGAGCAAAAAAAAAAGTTCATACTAAAGACCAAAAAAAAAGTTGAGTCTCCACCTGCTCAAAGCGCAGAAGGTGGGGCAGGATTACCGCCTGTTCCTAGTGGAGAAGGCGACGCAGGATTACCGCCTGTACCCAATACAGAAGGTGGAGCAGAATTACCACCCGTTCCAAGTGCAGAAGAACAAGGATTACCCCCTGTAGAAGGAGAATTACCACCTACTCCAAGTGCGACAGGGGAGGAAGGAGAATTACCACCTACTCCAAGTGCGACAGGAGAGGAAGAAGGGTTACCACCTGCTCCGAATGCAGCAGGAGAGGAAGGAGAATTACCACCTGTAGAAGGAGAAGAGGAAGAAATGGAATTTGATGCGGAAGAAAAACCAAAAGAAAAAAAAGTATCTGATCTCAAAAGAATTCAAATTTTAGTTGGTAAATTAGCTCAAAAAATCAGGTCATATGGCGAAGAAAAAGAACTTTCTTCTCAAAATGTTAAATATATTGTTAACTCTATTTTATCAGCTCTCGATGTTGATGTTTTAGATGAGGACGACATAGAATCAATTATATCAAAATTAGAAGGTGTTGAGGGTGATGAAGAGGAAGAAGGGGAAGAAATTGAAACTGATGTTGAAGGAGAACTTCCCGAGCCGCCACCCGCACCCGAAGGAGAATTACCTGAACCGCCAATAGAGGGTGGAGAAATTCCCGCACCACCTGAAATGGGTGAAGGATACGATACCTTAGGAGGAGCATTAAGAGATTATATACCAGCAGCATACGGTAATTTGGCCATGAGTAAAATGTCGGGTGAACAAGTTGAAGAGTATGATCCTGATTTAGAAGAAATTGATTTCGAAGACGTAGGGGAGGATGACTACCGTTCCCATAGAAGAAAAAGACATCTTTATCCCGATACAGAAAGACTCTCTCATGGAACGTTTGGCGAATCAACCGTTGATAAAATACTGAGCAACTATTTTTCTGTAACCCCTAAAGAAAAAGTATTACATGAGATAAATTATAAGAATAATAAAGATAGTATTATTAAACTTGCCAAAACTGTTTCTCAATTAGATCAAGCTTTAGATTTTATTAAAAAAAATCCTAAAACTAAATTAATAGGTTTGTCTAACAAAAAGAATTTAATTTTCAAACAAGGAATCAACGAAGTTAAAATTACTGTTAATGGATTAATTTTATGAATTATTTAATTTACATAAATGGTTTAGGACCTAACTATAAAGGAGACAACATTTATGAATTTATTTATTCGGACAACATTGAAGTTTTTGGAGAAAATTGGGAATCCAAACCATCAAATGGATACCCTTCTCCTCCTGACATCGAATACATAAAAAAAGTTGGAACTTTAATTAATGAAAATGTTGAGTTTGATTTAGTTCAAAATTCCGATGTGTTTTCAATGATCGACTCTATGGACGGAGTGATTGCTTTGGGTTGGGAAAAAGAAAATGACGATAAAGATTTTTCTTTAATAAAAAGATTGGTATTTCATTTCGGAGAGACTGAAGAGAATGTAAAAAATAAATTATACGAAAGAGATATCGTGTTACAATTTGAAAAAGAAGTGGTGTATGAAAACTAAAAAAAATATAATTTTCCTCATCGAAAACGGGATATCGTCAACCACGATAAATAAGATGACTGATCGACAGATCAATGTTTTGGTTGAAAAGTTTAAAAAATTAAATAAAAAGGAAAATAAGGAGCAAGTACAACAAACAACTACTGTTGGACCTAAGGGTGGTGTTGTACCTTTAAAACCCGGTCAAACACAAGTAAGTTTGAAACCAGTGGCAAATGCCGAACCAGGAACTGTTGAAGTTGTTGAAACTGAAATGACTGAAGATCAAACTGATAGTGTCACATCATCAAATGCGTTAGGTAAAATTGCAACACAAGCTTACACAGGGCAAGAGGCACCTCACGACGCTAATGACATGGCGGATGATGGTATGGACAATGATTCAGGAAATAATCGATCAATGATGGGTATGGCGGAGTCTGAAATTAATGAAAAGTTCGAGTCAAAGGCTCAACAAGGTTTGTTTTGGGCACGTTGTAATAAATGTGCGTCTAAAAATTGTAAGTGGTGTAAAATGGCAAAAGAGTTCTCGGACTCAACCTCTAAAAAACAATACAAAGATATGCCCGAGAAAAAACACCCCGAAAAAACGGTAGATTATAAAAAGAAGAAGAAAACAAATGAGGATTTACAAAGTTTTGTGGAAAACACAATAATAGAAATTTTAGAAGATCATGTTGACGCACACATGACAAAAAAAGATCTGATTGAGGCAATTCGAAAAACAAAAAAAGAAAAAGACGAATCTTTTATTATTCGTAAACCAAAAAAAGTTACTATGTTTTCAGATGAAGCACCTATGGAATTACCAATAGGTAAAATTTTTTCTATTGGTAAATCTAAAAAATAACATTTATGGCTCTGTCCAAAGAACAAGTAATGGTCGAGTATGTGAGATGTCTTAAAGACACTCCATATGCTCTTAGAACATACCTCCAAACATACGATAACACGGTATCCAAATATGTACCTTTAGAATTATTTCCAGATCAAGTCTCATTACTACACGATTATGAAGAACACGAGGAAAACATCGCTTTAAAATATAGACAAGCAGGAGTCTCAACTGTAACGGCCGCTTGGATTTCCAAAAAATTAGTTTTTGCTAAAAAAACACAACCCGAAAAAATTCTAATTATCGCCAACAAACTTGATACATCTCAAGAAATGGCAAACAAAATCAGGGCCTTTATTGATCAATGGCCTACGTGGGTTGGTGCTGGTTTTGCACCTGAAAAAAATTCACAAAGACATTATAAGTTGAATAATGGTTCCGAGGTAAAGGCGGTTGCAACCTCTAAAGATGCTCTACGTGGTTTTACACCAACAATTCTTGTTTTTGATGAGGCTGCGTTTATCGAGGCCGATAATGACTTTTGGGCTGCTTGTATGGCCTCTCTATCTACTGGGGGTAAAGTAATTGTAATCTCAACACCAAATGGTTATGACCAAATTTATTATGAAATTTACGATCAAGCTTTGAAAGGAATGAATCAATTTAAAATTTCAGAAATGTATTGGTATAGAGATCCAAGATATTCAAAAGATCTATATCTTGTACCTACAGATGATTTAGTTCATTACTTAATTAATAGAGAGGATTTTGACGAATCTGTAAACATATCTTTTGGGCATGTTGATCCATATGAAAGGGATTATTCTGAATTACAATCTTATTTTGACAAAGGTTTCAAACCTTGTTCTACTTGGTACGAAAAAATGGTTAAAAAACTCAAGTATGATAAAAGAAAAATTAACCAAGAGTTAAATTGTGAATTTTTAGGTTCAGGGGATAACGTATTTGATAATAAAGATTTAGAATACATCAAAAATAATTTGTTGAGTGAACCAACAGGTAAAATGATGGGAAACTCTTTATGGATTTGGAAAGAGCCTGTTGAAGGTCATAAATATGTTATGGGGGTCGACGTATCGAGAGGTGATAGTGAAGACTTTTCATCAATACAAATTATAGATTTTGACGAAAGAGAACAAGTTTTTGAGTATGTTGGAAAAATACCTCCTGATGCTTTAGCAGAAATCGCTTATAAATGGGCAGTAATGTACAACTCATTTATTGTTGTCGATATTACAGGTGGTATGGGAATCACGACCGTTAGAAAATTACAAGAATTGGGCTACAAAAATTTGTATATTGACGGTGTTGACACAACAAGTATTTGGTCGTATAACCCAAAAGCAATGGATAAAATTCCTGGTATAAACTTTAATTCAAAAAGAGTTCAAATTATTGCCGCGTTAGAGGAGGCCGTTAGACATAAGTTTAAATTGAAAAGTGTTAGACTTTATAATGAGATGAATACTTTTGTGTATGTAAATGGAAGACCTGATCACCAAAAAGGACAACATGATGACTTAATAATGGGAATTGCTATGGCAATTTACGTTGGGGAATCTTCTTTTTCTAAATTACAAAAGGCAACAGAACACACAAAAGTAATGATAGAATCTTGGAACGTCGCATCAAATGAACAACTCACACAACAATTACAATTCAATCCTACAATGCCAAATGCAAATATGATGAATGACAGATTCAGAAATAATAATAATGGACCTTCCAAAGACGATTATATGAAATATGGTTGGCTATTTGGAACAAGAAGATAATTATATGTATGGGTTTAAGTTTTCGAAGAAGATCTGGAAGAATTTCTGACGGTTCAAGATTAATTGTACCAGGTCAGATAACAACTGGCGTTAAAGTATTCCCAAACTCTTTTGAATATAAAAAAGGATCGAAGAACGAAAATTTGGGGCCTGGTGTTGAACAAAAAGTTGATCCAATTAAAACTCCTTATAACCCATGTTGCTTAACAGATTTGTCATTACCTTTTCCAGGACAATCTATAGTTTATAATGGGGTTACTATAAGTGCGATTGGTTCTGGTGACCTATCTATTTATTATAATGGTGTTTTGGGTAGTTGTTTATCGAATATAAATCAAAATCAACCACCTACAATTGCAGGAGGAAACTCAAATATACCAAATAACTCATGGGTTTACACATTAATATTCTCAATACCCGTGAATAATGTTAAACTACATCTTTACGGAAGTAACTTTTGTACAAACCCGTTATATTGTAATGGCGCTATAGGGGCAACTTGTCAGGAAAGTTTTACATTCACTACTAACAATAATAACCTACAAATTCTTACTTGTGACTCATGTTGTTATGTTGTTAATAACAACCAAATAACTTCGGCATATGTAAATAGTCAACAGTGTGGTACAAATATTCCTTATACAAATATAAATGGGCCGGCTAGTGATGGATATTTTGAATTTTCTAGTGTTAATAATTTTACAACTTTGACTATTTCAGGTCAAAGTGCTCAATATTGTCTTGGGACTTCTATTTGGTTGTGCGATTTGAATACAAACCCACCTTGTATTGGTAAATGTAACGTTTTTATTAACGCAAACAAATCAGGTTTAGAAAACATACCAAGTTTAGTCTACAGTTACAATTTAACAGCTAACACAATATTCAACATAAACCAAGATATAACAGGTCCTTTGCCAATATCATCGGGTGACATTGCAAATAACACAAAAAATTTGTGGTTATTTGAGACGGATCCTCCCAACAGAATTTTTGAATATGGTATAACTTTGTGTCCTTTCAGTGCGGTATTTAATAGATACATTGACACAACAGGAATTTATAAAGGATTATGTGCAACTACAATACCAAATGTGTTACTATCATATAGTCACCCATACGTAAAACGAATTAACATATCAGGAAGTATTGCGAATGAAACAAATTTATTTTCACTACCATCAAACAGGCGACTATATGGAGACCTTATGTACGTACCCGCAACAAATAATTCAGGTGCTAAAGTAATATTTACGACTGTTTTGTTTCCTCAAGTTGGGTTTTATCCAAAATATTACATTACTCAATATAGTTATCCAAACGGACCTATCGAAATGGAAACATCTTTATCACCACAAATTGACCTACCTGACGGTATTTTCGAAAGAAACTCAAAAATTTATGTTATCGACTTTTACAACGGTGAATTATATTCAATTTCGATTAATCCGCCTTACCAAAGAACATATGTACAAACAATACCTTTGAGTCAATTACCCTCATTTAAAGCAGGAGCTTCTACCGATCCAAGTTGTAATACAGTTAGGTTTCAACCAATGACACCAATATCAAGTTTTCCTGGTACAACGGCAATCCAACAAAACATTGCTTGTGAGAATTGGTCAAATCCGTCTGATAGAACTACAATATTTTTGAACCCAACAGGATTAACATTAGAGTATACAACAAGATTATACAATGACCCTGACTTCACAGATCCAATACCTGAAGGATATTGGGTTTCGGACGGTGAAATGGTATATCAAGTGGGTGAGGATGGTTTGGTAAAAAATATTGAGGTCTGCACATGATTTCGTTTGAACTATTGAAATATTTATATCTATAGTTAAACTTTTAAAATGGAAAATAATAATCAAAATCTAACTGTTTGGCAAAGGTTATCCCAAACTTTTGGACCTAACTCTTTGTTGGGGATGGGACAACCATCCTACAAGTTAGACAAAAAAGAGCTACTTAAAACAACAAGTAAACAAGAGTACGACAAAGCAAAACTCCAACAACAACAATCTTTATTTCTCAGTAATCAGTGGGGTAAAATTGAAAATAATCTATACACTCAGGCGGTCTATTATGAACCAACAAGATTGGCGGCATTTTATGATTACGAATCGATGGAATATTGTTTGGCGGGAGACACAAAAATTGCAACTCCAAATGGTTTTGTAACAATTAAAGAGTTATCCGAAAGGGGCAAAGATTATGAGTTTATAACTTACGCCTACGATCACAATCTTAAAAAAGTAGTGCCTGCGATGGCAAGAAACGCTCATTATACTCGAGATGAAATGACATATAAAATCACATTTGATGATGAAAGTTTTATCATTGCAACTTGGGAACACCAATTTATGAAAAGGGATGGTTCGTTTGAGAGAGTCATGAATCTAAAATCAGGTGACTCAATGATGCCGTTTTATCGTAAATCTTTTTATAATAATCAAAAATATAATTGGGTTTACACTTGTAATTCAAAAGAAGGACATAATGGATGGATTTCAGAACACAACTTAATTGCGGAGTGGTTTTACGATGTTAATGTAAATGATGATGAGGAAGTTCATCATGTAAATTTTGATGGTAAAAATAATTTACCTGAGAATTTACAAATAATGAAAATATCAGAACACAGATCATATCATGCTAAAATAAATAATGAAAAATTATGGTCAAATCCTGATTATAGAAAAAAAATGTCAGAGGTTGCAAAAAGAAAAGGAAAACTAGTGTGGGGTGGAAGACGAATTGGAGATAAAAACCCTGCTTTTTTAAAAATTGGTTGGGATAATATCATCGAAACCGCAAGAAAAATAAAAACTTTGAAAGGGACCGCCAAAGAATTAAATGTTTCTTACCGAAAACTACAAAGAGATGTTGTTTCGAACGGGTATCAAGATTGGAACACTTTTTTAACCGCATATGGAATTCAAAAATCACCATACTCAACCGCGAGGGCAAAAAATGATGTAATTAATTTAAACCACAAAATAGTGTCAATTGAACCTCATGGTATTGTTCCTGTTTATGACTTAACGGTTCCTGGATATAAAAATTTTGCAACGGACTCGATCTTTTCACATAATACCCCTGAAATCTCAACCGCATTGGACATATATGCTGAAGAATCTACAACACCAAATCAAGATGGTTATGTGTTACAAGTTTATTCAGAATCAAAAAGAATAAAATCAATATTAGTAGACCTCTTTCTTAATAGGTTGGATATCAATACAAATTTACCCATGTGGATTAGAAACATGTGTAAATATGGTGATAACTTTGTGTACTTAAAATTAGATCAAGAAAGAGGTGTTATAGGTTGTTTACAACTACCAAACATTGAGATAGAAAGGGTGGAAAGAGGTATGGAAACAAGAACTTTCTCTGCGGTTCCAAACATTAAACAAAAATCTTTAAAATTTTCTTGGAAAGAAAAAAATTCAGAATTTAACACTTGGGAGGTTGCACATTTCAGACTTTTAGGTGATGATAGAAAATTACCTTACGGAACCTCGATGTTAGAGAAAGCACGTCGTATATGGAAACAATTAGTTTTGGCTGAAGATGCGATGTTAATTTATCGTACATCAAGGGCTCCTGAAAGAAGAATATTTAAAGTTTATGTTGGAAACATGGACGACAAAGATGTGGAGGCATACGTACAAAGAGTTGCTAACAAATTTAAAAGAGAACAAATCGTTGATAATAAAACAGGAAATGTAGATTTAAGATTTAACCAAATGGCCGTTGATCAAGATTATTTTGTTCCTGTACGTGACCAAGCAGCACCTGACCCAATTACAACACTTCCAGGTGGTACAAACTTATCAGAAATTGCCGATATTGAATATATCCAAAAGAAACTTGTAACCGCACTTAGAATACCGAAGGCTTATTTAGGGTTCGAAGAACCTGTGGGTGATGGTAAAAACTTATCTTTGTTAGATATTAGGTTTGCAAGAACAATCAACAAAATCCAAAAAAGTGTAATTGCAGAAATGAACAAAATTGCAATTATTCACTTATTTTTAATGGGGTTCGAAGATGAGTTAGAAAACTTTACTTTATTACTTAACAACCCATCAAAACAAGCAGATCTATTGATGATTGATGTTTGGAAAGAAAAGGTTTTATTATACAAAGATTTAGTTGCCGAAGTTCCAAAATCCATACAAGCAACCTCCGCAACCTGGGCTAAAAAACATATATTTGGTTTCTCTGATGAAGAAATTAAAGTTGATGTACAACAAATACGAATGGAAAGAGCGGTTTCTGCCGAATTAGACAACACGGCCACAATCATTACTCACACAGGTTTATTTGATAATGTTGATAAATTGTACGGAACAATTACGGGAGACACTAAACCGGCTGAAGGTGGTGAAGCACCTGAAGAAGGAGGAGGAGCCCCTCCACCACCTCCAGGACCAGCTCCTGAACCTGCACCAGGACCACCAATCCCTGAGAATGTAGAGGTAAATAAGAATCTTAAAATTTTAACAGAATCAAAAGAAGAAGAATTTTGGGATTTTGAAAAGGGAACTCAATCTTTTGGGGATCTAGATGAACAATTATCAAAACTTTTGGGTGACTAATTCGAAACAATCTATATTTATTAAAAAAACGAAAAAATGAAATTTGGTGAATTAAAATCTAAAATTGAAAAATGTCTAACTGAGTCTTATTCTAAGAATTCAGTTAAAAAAGATCTCTTTGTATTCAAAGAGTTGGTATTAAAAAATAAAAATGTTTCAAAATTATTTTATTTATACGATGAGTTGTCTTCAAAAAAAGGATTAAACGAAGAAGTTGCAAATGAATTTGTAAACCAATCAATAACAATTTATGAAAACACAATAAATAAAATTTCTAAAAATGATTTAAAAGAACTTTCTTCATGGGTTGGTCATATCAAAACAAATAACGAATATTCAAATATCGATGACTTATTTTTAGTTGGTTTGTTGAACTTAGAATCAAAAATAAAAAGTAAAAGAATTATAGTTGAAAACTTAAAGACAGAAGAAATCAAAAGAAATATTGAGGTTATCAACGTCCCTTTAAAATCTATGGCAAGTGTTGCAAATAAAACAATTAAATCTTATCTTTCCAATTTGAATGAAGGCGAACAAAAAGAAATTTTAAAAATTTTAAATACACCGAAAGAAAAATTGGTAGAACAATATAATAACACAAAACAACTTGTTTTGGAAAAATTAGAGAAACAAAAAGAATCAAGCGATTTAGAAACAAAAAGAACAATTGATGAGGTTGTTAATAAATTAATGAACGAAAATTGCGATGAGTTAAACTACTTCAAACTCAAAACTTTGTCTGAAGGTCTTTAAATATTGTTTTTGTATTTTTGGATGTGAATGGCTTTTTGAAGAACCTTTCTTTTTTTAACAGATTTCTTTTCAAATTCTTTTCTCTCAAACAAAATCTTACTTTGTTTTGTTCTTATAACTTTTCCCTTCAACTCCTTGAGAGCTCGTTCAATATTTCCTTTATTGTCTACTTTTACTACTAACATAATTTTGATTGGTTGATATAAATATAATAATTGATTAAAATTACTAAAAATAAACCTATGAAGTATGAAAAAATTACATGAAAAAAGGAAAAACTTGCAAAATCAATGGATTTCGTACATTTAAGTCACTTTATGGGACTATAGATTCACAAACATTAAAATCAATTTATTTAAATTTACAAACATGGGTAGAACCAAAAGAAGAAATAGAAAATTGGAATCGAGTAGTTTTGAACATGACAAGAAATGTTAAACATTCTGTTTACGAAAATTTAAACAAAGATTTATTCGACGACAAATTTATTGTCGATTTGGACCTAAGAACAAGTGGTCTACAATTAAAAAAGAAATCCTTTATGAATTTAGAAATAAATTTATATCTCACAGAACCCATGGATTTCAAATCTACAAAATTAAAAAAAGTTGTAAAAAATTTGATAAAAGAGATTTATGGGGACGTTTTCTCAAAAAATGAATACTTTAAATTTTACCTTACTAAAAATGGAAATCTTAAACTAATAAAAAAACAAACTGAAACTGTTTAGTATTTATAAATAAAATATTAGATGATCGATTTAAAAATATTAGGACCAAGAGATACAGGTCGTGGAATTCTTGTTGAGTACGACGCAGGATACATAGATCCAAATGAAAGAAGAAACTTATCGATGATTAGAGAAAATCGAGATATGTTAGACCATTCGAAACCATTTGAATTTTATGCGGTACTTCAAAAATACGATGTACCAAATAGAAATGGAAGAATATATCCTGAAAAGATATTAAAACGAGAGGCTGAAAATTATAAGAAAATGATTCAAAAAGGAACTGCTCTTTCTGAGTTAAATCACCCTGAGTCTTCTCTTATAGATCTAGATCGTGTATCACACGCAATTACAGATATTTGGTGGGAAGGACCTGTATTATTAGGTAAATTAAAATTACTTACATCACCTGGGTTTCATGAAAGAGGTATTGTATCAACAAAAGGTGACTTGGCAGCAAACTACCTACGTCAAGGAGTTACATTAGGTATTTCTTCTCGTGGCGTCGGATCTCTTAAAAAAGTCGGCGAACAAAATGAAGTTCAGGATGATTTTGAATTAATTTGTTTTGACTTGGTATCATCACCATCTACACCAGGGGCTTATTTGTTTTTGGATCCTGCGGACCGTGTTAACTTTGAAGAAAACCTCGATGAAGAAAAACAAAGACAAGTTGAGCGTCATGTTGGTGAAACTGGAAATGCATCTCTTGACTTAATGAAAAGATTGACCGATTATTTAGATAAATAATAAAAAAATGGATGAAAAGTATTTTATAGCAAAAATTAGTACTGACATGGTAGATAGTGAGTCAGGAAAGATAAAAAAAAAGAGAGAAGAAAAATTAGTTATAGGTTATTCACCAACAGATGTTGAAGCCAAAGTAACTAAAGTTTTTGAAAATTACTCAATGGATTGGAGAATCACGGCAATTATTGAATCAAAAATTGATGAGGTAATTGAGTAATATTTTTATTGGTTAATTTAAAAATAGGGGACAAATAGTTGTCCCTTTTTTTATGCCTTTTAATTTTTTTTTTGTTGAGAGGGGTAAAATAATAACTTTTTTTAAAAAACTTAATATTTATTTGAAAACCTAATAGAAAAAGAATGCAAAAAAACAAAAACGTAGTTGAAGATGCTTTGTTTCAAATTAAAAATTTGGAAGAGGCTATTCAAGAAAATGCAAAAGGAATACTTCATTCTACAATGAAAGAAGAAATCAAGCAATTGGTAAAAGAATCTCTGAACGAACAAGATGACGATGAGGTTGAAACAGTTTCAGGTGACGAAACAATCAGTACAGGAGAGGAAGGTGATGATGAAATGTTAGATGACGAAGATTCATTAGAAGATGTGTCAGCAAATTTACAAATGGGTGATGAGGGTGACATTGATGATGAAGAAGTAATTAATATGACAAAAGCGCCAGATTCTGAGGTCTTAAGAGTTTTCAAGGCTATGGGACCGGATGACGGTATAATCGTACAAAAAGAAGATGATATGATAAACATAAAAGATGGTGATAACGAATACATGATCAAATTAGCAGAAGGTGAAGAAATGTCCTTCATGGACAAATTCAAAGAGTTAGACTCAGAAGAAATAGGTGAAGATTCTTCATTTGAAAATGATTCAAAAAAAATTTACGAAATTGAAGTTGGATCTGATGATGACGATGATGGAGATGACTTTAACATGTTCGACGATGATGATGACGATGATGACGATGAAAATGAATATTTTTTAGAAAACGCATCGGTTGATGAATTTAGAGGAGCTAAACATAATCAGAAACAAAATACTGAAATGAGTGAAGACGATGAAAGAACATACGAAATCGAATTTTCTGATGAAGATGATGAAGATGATGAAGATGATGATGAAGATTCTCAATTTTCTTTTGATGAAACAATGGAAGGTATGTCTGACGAAGACGACTTCAATTATCCAGAGGAAGATGATGATGATGATGATGATTTTACTTCATTGGATGATGCGATCATGGAAGCTATCAAAAAATCTGCAAAACCTAAAGGTGTGGGAATCGGAAGTGGACCTAAATTCAAGTATGGTAAGACAACAGACTATCCAACCAAAAAACAAAAATCTGCTTTTGGTAATGATAGTGTAAAAGCTAAAGGAACTGGCAAAGCCAAATTCGAATACGATGAAGAAGTGAACATGGACGGTTACTCAGAAAAAAAACCTAAAAGAAGTGTTAAAAAGGTAGAAACTAAAGAAGCGTCAAGAACTTTAGGGGCTGGTAGATATTGGGGAAAACCAGGTTTACCAAAACCAAAAGCAGCACCAGCACATTTAAGAAAAGAATCAGTAGACAGAGAAGTTAGTTTGTTAAGAGAAAAAAATGATGAGTACAAAAAGGCTCTTGATGTTTTCAGAAATAAACTTAACGAAGTTGCGGTATTCAATTCTAACTTGGCTTACGCAACAAGACTTTTTACAGAACACTCAACAACTAAACAAGAAAAAATCAATATCCTTAGAAGATTTGATTCTGTTGAAACTTTGAAAGAATCTAAAAATTTATACAGAACTATCAAAGACGAATTAGGATCTACTTCAAAAGGTAGCGAAACAACAATTAAAGAATCGTTCGAAAGAAACGTAGTTAAAACTCCATCAACAGGATCCTCTACAAATCTAATCGAATCTAAGACTTATGAGAATCCTCAATTTATGAGAATGAAGGATCTTATGTCAAAACTAAAATAAACAATAAAAAGAAAAAAACAAAAAAATGGGAGCATTATTAGAATCAGGTCTTGTTGGTAACATCGGTCTTAAGCACCTTAAAGTTATCAAAGAAGACACTATTAACAAATGGGACAGATTAGGCTTTTTAGATGGTCTAAGAGGTCACTTGAAAGAAAACGTGGCTCAATTATATGAGAACCAAGCTTCTTACTTAATCAACGAAGCAACTTCTGACGGATCTTCAAACGGAGCGTTCGAAACAGTTGTTTTCCCGATCGTAAGACGTGTATTCTCTAAATTGTTGGCTAACGATATCGTTTCTGTACAAGCAATGAACTTACCAATCGGTAAATTGTTCTACTTCGTACCACGTATCCAAGGATACGCTAACGACGTACAAAATGATGGTGGTGCAGTTCACTACGCACCAATCGGTTCACCTGAAGCTGTAAACGCAGGTCAGAACAATCCAGGTCAAGGTTATCCAGGAGCACCTTCACCGAACTACCCTTACGGTAAAAACCTTTACGACTTGTTCTACGAAGGTAATGAGGCGGCTTTAGATCCTCCAGGATTATTTGACTACTCTAAAGGTAGATGGACTGCTTGTACTACTGAAACTTCAGTACAAAAATGGGTAAACGGAGAGTTAGTTGACGCTCTTGATGATGATCCTGTATATGTAGGACCAAACGTAAGAAAAATCTTAATGAAACTTTGTGGATTTACTTCTACAGGTGCTGGTAAACTTATCGGGCCTGACGGTCAAGAAATGGACACAGAATCTTTCCTTTCTGACTTAGTTATCACAAAATTTACAGGTTTTGTACAAGCCCCTAATTCACCATGTCCTGTAGGTTCTGGACCACTTCTTTTCAGAGTTGTGACTCAA